GGCCACAGACGAACGGCGAAGCTTGCTGCCCGACTCGAACCTGCTCGTATGTGGCACCTTCACCGTCGCACGCCGAGCATGGGACCATCTGCGGGGACACGGACTCCCTCAGCGCGCCGTACGCGTTGCGGTTCCGCATCTCATCCGTCTCGGTCGTGTCGGTGAGGAACTCCATAGCCCGCTCGATCGCGGCGCGGGGATCAGCGCTCATCGTTTCCTCGCTTTCTTGGTCTGTGTGACGTCGCCGCGGCGGTGTCGGTGCGACTCGGTGGTCTTGGAGCAGAGGCCGAAGCCGTCGAGACGATTCACGATCTGGCCGCACTGCCGACAGGCCGGCTTGCCCTCGTGGATCATGTCGACGATGCGGAGCTGCTCGAGCGTGACCTCACGGTTCGGCGCCCACGGCTTCGCCTCGATCGACGTCGTCGCGGCGAGCGATCGCGCGATGTTCGCCTCGAGCACGGCGGTCATGCCGCGTCCTCGATCAGTTCGGCCTCACGACGCGCCTGCCACTGCCGTTCGAACTTCGCGAAGGTGATCCGCGGGTGCGACTGCCAGTGCTCGACGAGCTCCTCCGAGGCGTACGCGAGTGCCCGGGTCTCGGTGCCCATGAACAGGGTGAACGGGTCGATGCCCTTCTCGCGGCCGCGAGCGTTCAGCATCGCGCCGCGCGTAGCTTCCTCCGCGGCGACGAATTGCGCATAGAGGGTGTCGTCGTACTCGGCGCGACACTCGCGCCACGCGTTGAATGCCTCGCTGATGATGCTCACGAGACACCTCCGTGTACCGAGTGAGGGAACATGCTCGGAGATCCGCACGTCGAGCAGTGCTTCCGCGTCTCCGGATGCCGGCGGCCGCACTGCTCGCAGTGGACGATGCGGATGCCGGCCTGGGTCGTCTGCGGCGCGCTCATGCGATCGCCTCATGCCAGAGCAGCCACTCGGCGCCGTAGACGCTGCAGCCCATCTCCATCGCGACCGCACGGGAGATCCGCACCCGGGTCACGCCCTCGAGGCGGAACCAGGACATGTCGAGCGGGTAGAACACCGGCACACGCTCCGGGTGAGTCACCCAGCGGCGGACCTTCCACCCGAATCGAAGCGCCGTCGCCTGCAGGGCCCCCTCGCAGCCCTCGTTGCACGGACCGCAGAGCGACAGGCCATCGGCCGGCGAAGGCACGTTCTTCGAGCCGCCCATACCCACGGCGCGGCGATGCTGGAACGTGAGCACCATGACACCGCACGCAGCGCATCGACGGTCGTCACGATGGTGAACCGCCTCCCGCGTCGCGGCGGTCGGGGCGCTCATCGGGTCGCCCCGGGTAGAGTGCCGACATGAGCATCGAGCGAACGGAAGCCCTCCTCGACAAGCTTCGGGTCGACCGAGCGCGGGCGGTCCGACGAGCTGGCGGCGATGAGAGCAATCTCGGCGCCGCCGCGGCGGCCGTGGCCAGCCTCGATGAGCAGATCGCTCTCGCGGAGAGGCTTCTGCAGCGAGCGCGTGAGGACGAGGAGCGCGACCCCGGCATCTACAGCGGGGGCATCGAGGTCCCGTTCGACGGCCCCATTCGCCCGCTGTAGCGCGTCGGCCGAGGTCGCCCCCGATAGAGTGCGACCCATGGAAGCAGCGGCGCTTTGGATCTCATTGGTGGCAGCACTCGGAACCGGCGCGGCTGCGATCATCGCGTGGACCGCACGAGCGGATGCATTGAAAGCCCAGGAGAACGCCGAGGCGGCCCAAGGCGCTGCAGTTGATGCTTGGCAGCGTGCCGCGGGCGCGCTGGAGAAGGCGAACGATATCCAACTAAAGATGAGTGAGGACGCGATCTCGCGCGACCGGCTACAGACTCGGACCGCCATCGGCGAGGCGTTGCGGCGTTGGTACACCGAGCACGCGATACGTCTCGCGATGGGCAGGACACCTTCGATCTCAGAGAGAAAGGAGAAACGAGACCTCGGACTCCGGCTGTCTGGAGCAGGTGAGCCGGGTGCGGCATCTGTCGCCGTGGCGCTTGACGTCGCAATGCGCGACATCAAGCTAGGAGATGTCGACTCTGCGCTGAAAGCATCTGTCGGCGTAATGGAAGAGGTGCGCTCGTGGATACGAGATCCGGAAGCGTACATGGAGTCCCAGAAGTCAAGCTTCGACGCGAACGGCTTCCAGGAGGACCTCGACAAGGTGCGCCGCTTGTTCAACGAGGCCAGGCAATCTGACGAACACTGAGCACTCATCGATGTTCTCCTCGGAAGTTGGCGTTGAGTGAGCGGAGGATCTCGATGTCCTCGCTCAGCGTCTTGCGCGTCTCGCGGGCGTACTCGAGCGCGAGCTCGGCGACGTCGATCGCTTCCCATGCCTGCAGGACTTCGGCATCGCTTTCGGCGACGAGCTTGCGCGTTTCGGCGTCGCGGCCGACGGCGCGCTGACGGGCGTATCCGCGGGCGACGATGAGGTTCCGCTTCGCGTCCTTCACGGTCTTGGAGCGGGCGGCGAGCACGGCGGGCGCGTGCGCGATCATGGCGCGGGCCTTCAGCAGCGCCCCGGCGCACTGCACCGGCGTCGGGAACAGCGCGATCAGCGCATCCTCGTCTAGCCCGGCGAGATCGAGCGGGACCAGTTCGATGCCCGCCTCGGCCACCTCGCCGGAGGTCTCGTCGATGATCATCGGCGGCCGCCCTTCTTGCGTGCGGCCTTGCGGCGCGTGGCCCGGTTCTCGGAGGGCCGGTAATCCTGCGGCTCCCGGCGCTTCGGCGCGGCCGGCACCTGCTCACGGGCGGCCGGAGTCGCCCGTGCGTCGCTGCTGAACTCGTCGCGGCGAGCGTCCATCCGCTGCTTGAGAGGCAGGGTGACAGCACGCGCGAGGCGTGCCTCCGCGCGCACCGCGTTGAGCTCCTCGATGGTCGTAGCGCCGTCGACCCGGGCGAACCAGTCGACAGCACCCTCGGGCTCCGCGGCCGCCAGCGCCGAGGGTGCCGGCATGCTGTGCTGCTCGTCGGGTTCGCGGCGGTCGCCGATCGCGTCGCGGAACGCGCGTCGTAGGACGGAACGATCGGCGTAGGCGCCGAACAGCTTCGTCGGCTTCGCGATCCACAATGCACGCCAGGACTCCTCAGCCGGCAGAGACTCCGCCCACACGACGTAGCGCTCGGTCAGGACGTCATCCCGGTACACGCGAGCATGCGCATAGGCGGGCGGCTCGTCGGCATCCCAGACCGGACGCCACGTCTCCAAGTCGGCGGAGAACAGGGTCGGGAGGATCTGAACGGTCGCGCCGGTGCCGATCGCGAGGCGTTCGTATTCGGCGAGGGTCTGGGCGACGTCGTCGATGTTTGCGGTGCTCATGCCTTCGCCGCCTTCGGGAGAGTGATACGGAGTGCGGCCTTCGCGAATGTGACGTGCGGGTAGAGCTTCACAGCGGCCTCCTCGGTCGCCTCCGTGGCCTTGCGCCACCGGTGGTACTCGTCGAAACCCTCAGGCTCTGCGGCGGCCCATGCGGCCTCATCCACGACCGTCTTCCGGGCAGGGCGGGCGAGGATCACGGTCGAGTCGTCGACGTGCTTCCACCCGGTCTTCATCGCGTCGGGGAACTCGGCCTCGAGAAGCGCGGTGAACTCTGCCCGCGCTGCGGCCTTCGCTGCGTTTGCCGCCTTCGCGGCGCGTTCGGCCGCGATCATCGAGACCTTGGCGGCTTCCAGCTCGGGGCTGATCTCTTCGACGGGTGCGCCGTTGTCGATCCAGTCGAGGAAGGCGTCGGCCGCGGCGACGAGCTCGTCGATACGTGCCTGGTCGCGTTCGACGACCCGGTACTGCGGGTCTTCTGTCGGCGGCGTGCCGCCTTCGCCCATGACCTCCCAGCCGTAGAGCCACTCGTCGAGGCCGAGGACGTGCATGCCGAACTGCATCTGGTCGTAGTGGTCGGCCGGGATAACGCGCTTGGGCATCTCCCAGCCGGGCTTGTGGTTCTTCACCTCGACGCCGCGGACGCGGCCGTCGGCGAGGGTCTGGAAACCGTCGGGCGTCGCGAGGTGCCGGCGGTTGCGGGCCGACGCCCAGACGTGACGGTTCGGGAAGATCTTCGACTCGGTCACCCACTCGAGGTCGGAGAGGATCTCGGACTCCCGCTCATGCCCGCGCTCGGTGTGCGCGTTGCCGCGGAACGTCGACCCGTTGAGCTTCTCCGAGAGGATGCTCCTGAAGGTCGTCGGCGAGAGCTTCGGCACCTCAGAGGCGGTCACCCCCTCCGCGCGAGCGTCGAGCCACTCGATCTCGTTGTCCTGCGAGGCGACGCGAACAGCAGTCACCGCATCGTCGATGGTCTTCGGGGTCATGACTGGTCGTCCTTCTTCGGGAGCGGGATGAGGAACGCGGCGACGAACGTCGCCAGGCTGAGGAGGACGCCGAGGTCGGCGCCGTTGACTCCGGTCGTCGGGTCGGCCGCGGCGGGGCCGCAGACGGCCGTGCCGAGAAGCGCGGCGACGACGGCGACCATGCGTCCGGGAGACAGCGGCCAGATGCTGCGGTGATCGGTCGCGATCGGTCCGTCGATCACGGGCGCCCCGCTTTCGTGTGTGGGGTCAGGGTGTGAGGGCGCCTGCGACGAGCCGGACGCGGAGGCGCTCGATGCCCTTCGGCGTGATCCGCACCTGCGGGGCGGAGGGCTTGAGGTCGCCGGTGTCGCGGTCGCGGTATGGGGGCATCGCGCGGACCTTGAGGTATCCGGCGTCGACGGCGCTGGCGTAGGGCGTCCAGCGGCCCTTCTCGCCGCGGTAGATCCAGCCGAGCTCGTGGAGCTTGTCGAAGAGGCGCTGCGGGCCGGTCTCGATACCGGCGCGGGAGAGCATCGGGGCGACGTCGCGGACCGCATAGTCGGTGCCGGCGTCGGCGATCTCCTCCCACGCCTCGGCCATCGGCGCGAGCGCGGCGATCTGCTCGTCCTTGCGGGCGATGATCTCCTGCGCCTGCACCACGGCGCGCGCCATGAGCTGCTCCGGCGTCTCCACCGCGTAGGTGCCGGTGCGGCGGATCGCAGGGATCACCTCGTGCGTGACCCACCAGCGGAAGCGGCGGGCCTCCGGCTTGTCGGACCGGATGACGACCTCGTACATGCCGGACTCGGACACGATCGTGACCGCGCGGCGCTGGCCGCCGGAGCTGATGTCCGTCTGGCGGATATCAGCCTCGTCGAGACGCGCGGCGACGTTGCCGACGTTCGCGACGCCGAGCACGCCGCAGATGTCGGCGAGCACGAACCAGACCTCGCCGTCGACCGTGACGGTGCGCACCTGACGGTCGGCGTAGTCGAAGACCTCGAGCGCGCTCACGACTCGTCCTCCTCCATCGCGGCGAGACCGGCGGCCATCAAACGCAGGAGGACAGCGACGGCCAGCGCGGCGAGCGTCACGATCAGGAGCAGCAGCCCCCATGGTGCGAGGACGAACGCGAAGACCGCGGCGACGACAGCGACGACGGTGTAGGCGTAGGACGTGACCCACACGATCGGGCTCAGCCGTCCGGTCGGGGCAGCCGTCCCCACGGCGCCCCGACCCGACGCGCCCGATACCCCAGCGGGCACCCGGACCCCAGACCGGGAGATCACGACTGCACCTCAGTGCTTACGTCCGACGCGGGGGCGGAAGGATACGCCGCCGCATCGGACGCTTCCCCTACGATCGGGTCAGAGACCGCCGACGCGGGAACGTCGGCGGCACCACTCGAAGGAGAAACCTCATGGCCTGGCACGTGCACTTTGGCGGAGACAAGCTGTCCGCGATCAGTGACGAGACGTACGCTCACATTCGCGCCCAGCTGCTCTCTGCGGCCGAGACCGGTGAGCTTGCGGTCGTTGTTCTCGAAACGAGCACCGAGAGGTTCGAACTGCTCTGGACCGCTGGCACCCCGATCTACTTCAGCTACTTCGATGAGAATGCTGACTCCGGCGACTGACTCCGGGCGCATCTTGCGCGGCATCAGCGAGACGCTTGCTTCCGCGATTTCCGCGCTGTGACCGGCGCTCGCGCGTACAGAGCCCTCCCCCGCGACGAGCGAATCATGGCCGCTGCCATCATCATGCGAGACGCCGTCGAAGGGATGCTCGCTCACGAGGCCGCCTCCGCTTCACGGCAGGCGGCGAACCACTCGATCACGTCGGTACGCGAGTAGCGGATTAGGCTCGACCCCGGGATCTTGTGCCAGACCGGGCCGGCTTCCTCCCCGCGCGCCCGCGCATCACGCCAACGCTCGAGAGTCTTCGTGCTCACTTCCAGGATCTCGGCGAGCGTCTTCGGCGACATCACCATCGGCATCTGCTCGAAGCCCTCTGGCGCTTCCGACGAGGCATCGGCCGTCGCAACCGGGAAAGCAATCGTGCTCACGATGCAACCGCCTCGGCGGACTCGATCGCACGCTCAGCGCGGGCGATGATGCTCGAAGCCGACGTGCCGAGCTCCGCCGCTACCGCCGCCAAGAGAGACGGGGTGAAGGCCGCGTGCCCGTTGACGCGAGACGAGAGGGTTGCGCGGCGGATTCCGAGCTTCTCGGCGATTCCCTTCACAGAAGCCGTCCGGCTCCGGGCGATCTCTGACCGCACTTCGGCGGCGACACCGGCATCAAGGCCGGTGAACCCAATTCGGTTCATCTCCATGTCGTCCACTGTGAACCGAACTCGGTTCAAAGTCAAGTTGCTTGCACCGAGTGAACCGAAATGGGTACACTCGGAGCGTGGCCAAGAACCTGCTCCCTATGGACGCCCTAATTGCCGGATACCTTCACGAGGCGGTCCAGGATGCGGGCATTACCTACCGCAAGCTCGCCGCAGCCACGGGAATGTCGATCAACCGGATCGGGATCATTCTTCGCCAGGAGTCGCCGCCTGCGACGCTAGGCGAGATCGGCATGATCGGGTCCGCAGTCGGCCTTACCGCATCCGAACTCGTCGAGCGAGCCGAGAACGTCGTACGCACCAGACAGGATTACGACCTGGTCGCTAACGACTCGATCAACGAGTTCCCCGAAGGCGACGACGCG